TCGTCACGCAGCGGCACGTCGCCATGGACATGAATTTCGAAGGGCGGGTTGTATCGGGTCATGAAAGTCACTCTACCGTTGCAGGCACAAAACGCCCAGTGTGGGTGGTGCCTCGAACCGGGGTCGAGAACCGCATGGAGACTAGGTTTTTTGGAAAACCGGGGGGCTTTTGTGTGATGGTGGCCGGACTCGAACCAGCGCGATGACACCGGGCACAGCGGGCATTTCCTCCCGCGTCGCGATTCCGGTTGTCCGATCTACCAACTGAGCTACACCATCAAGTGTGGCGGCTGGCAGCGGATTGCACCGCCTTCGGAACTGTTCCTTGTGCCCCCAGCGGGGGTATTTACAGGCTCAGCCGCCACACTTGATCGCACCCCGATTTACTGCCGCGCCTCGGGGTCAGGACGCGCGGGATGATTGTACCGGCGCGGGTTTGCGCTCGCGTTTGAGCTGTAGCTTGTCCGCCAGCGCTTTGATCGCGGGCCAGTCATCGGTGTGAGCGTTCAGCTCCAGGCGCTTCAAGCCCTGCGCAAGATCAGCCGTCACAAAAACCTGAGCCTGTTGATGAACGTCTACTACCGCGAGAGCGCGGAGGAAATCGCGGCGCGGCTGTAGGGGTTTAGATCGCTGAGCCTAGAATACTTTCCGGCCATGTGCCCCCGAATGTAGGCGCTGTTCAGGTGGTGGGATAGTGGCAAATCCCAGTTTGGGAGATTTGTTTCACCCGCCCGGGCATCTTCCCACCCAGCCTTCCCGGCCAGGCGCAACCGCTCAGACAATTTACTAGGGCGCTTTGGGTTCATAGTTCAATGGACAGAACGGCCCCCTCCTAAGGGGCAAATGAAGGTTCGATTCCTTCTGAGCCCACCAGACAGTCTTTTTCAGCATCAATCAACACATGCCCATGATCGCCAGCGCTGAACAAACGCAAGGCCGTGCAAGTGAGCAAACCGTTTGCTGGACCCATGGTTTCAATAAACGGCTCCCAGGCATCCAGGTTAATTGATGTGTCGTTGCTAACTTCCAGAAGCTCGTATTCGTAGGGGCTGGCCACAGACATTTCGAGCAGCGCCGCGTGCATGTCGTCGGGCGTCATGGGCGTGAGCGATCGCAGCAGAATCACGCCTGTTTGCATGCGGCAACCGTCCACCCAAGCGAGGCGGCGGAACGGGTAGACGTAGTGCGGTTTTTCTTGCATTTGAATGAACTGAAGTTGGTCGGGATCGCAGTGTCTGCGCTGCCAATGCAGCCTGTCAATGCGTCTTTTTCGCCCGAAGTCCAAGAGGGTGCAAGGGGGTTCGGCCATTCGTCGGAACGCAAAAAAAACCCCGCCCACCCTTTCAGGCGAGCGGGGCAAGGGTGGCATTTCAGCCACCGGAGACAGACGAGAAACTAGGGCTTGACCATTTTGTTGACGTCACCAACATGGTCGGGCGCGGTCAGGATCACGGCCGCATCGTAGGCAGCTTGACAAGCGGCAAGCTGTAGTCGGAGGCCATCGGCTCGGGCAGACTCCCGCGCAAGAAACTCGCCATCCGGTCGGTAAAGCTGGGCTCCTGTGCAGGCCACTGGATCGGCTGCACCTGGGGGCACTGCACCACCAGCGGCGGCGGGGCGCTCGGGGCGGTTGCGCAACCCGTCAAGAGCGCGCTGCAAGTCAGCAGCGAGGCGATTTTTTTCATCGGTGGCTTTCTGGGTGATGGCTTGCAGGGTTTCGGCTTGGGTGCGTTCTTTGGCGCGGTGCCCAGCCTCGGCGATGCGGGCGGTCTCGCTGCGCAGCGTGTCGGCTTCGGCAGTCTTTAGCCTGAAAGACTGGTGGGCTTTTCTTTCTGCAGAAAGCTTTGCCCACGTAGCCACGTTGGATGCCCCAGAGATGGTCAGCGCCAGAACGGCAACGGGCAACAGGTATTTGCTCAGCATGTCGGGGCCGCCATCCGGTGTTTGAATTCATAGCCCAGCAGCGGCCAAATCTTGCTCGCTGCGTCTTGGCGCGCAATGCGGCGCCCGATTTCCGGGTCGAAGTTTTGGAACGATTCGCACACCGCAACACCTGTCACGGGGTAATCGTTTTTGAGCACGAGCACGCAAAACGTGATCAAGCCCAGCACCGGATTGGTGGGCAGACAAGCGCCGACGTTCTCACTCACGTCGCGGCCAATCGCGCCGTGCATCGCCGTGAAGAAATGCTCGCTCACAACGAGCCGCTGCACGTCTTGCGGCTTGATGCGCGGGCCGCGTTTATCCCGGGCAATGAGCTGGCGCTCAAAGCCGCTGTCGGTCAAGTCCGGGAAGATGTCGTATTTCATGCGTCCATGAGGTCGGCAATGCGCCGCGCCCAGCCGCGACTGAACGATGACCAGGTCGTCAAGTTGGTCATGAACCGCAGGCGCTGCGCGAGCATCTTGCGAGTGAGCGCTTCGTGGTCTGCTTGCTTGACATAAGCGATGGTGACCGGGCCAATGTGCCCATCGTCGGCTAAGCCCAGGGCCCGCTGCAACCAGCGCACGGCTTGCCCAGGTCCGCTGTTGACTGCGGCGTCGAATACGGCATAGCGCACGCGGTCGGGCAGCGCGTCGGCCTGCACTTTGTCCCAGTAGAGCGCTTTGTAAATGCGTTTGGCTTCCGTTTGTGGGAGCTGGCGCATGGGGCCGGTGTAGCCGTTGGCTCGGGCCACGGCGATAGTGATTCCCCACATGGTCTCTCCACCGGGGTCTGCGCTATGGTTGCTGTACGAGCCTTCGTGGCCAAGCAGCTTTGTGAACGCCTCATCGAATGTCATTTCGGCTCCTTTTGCCACTTGTCGTCCATCACGGCCCAGCCGATGTAGCTGCCGACAACACCCGTGACAAACACGTAAAACGCCCCAGCCACGCTGCCCAGCTGGTCACTGTCAGACCACAGCAAAAGCAGCGGGAAAAGCAAGCCAGCGAGCAGCGCCAGCCAGGCCATTCGGCGGCGATTCTTCCAGCGGTCGGCGGTCATGGCTTGCTGCTCCGCGAAATCTCTCGCGCGATCTGATTTAGCGTGGTGTTGGTCTCTTTCACGTCGCGCTTGATTTCCAGCAGGTTTGCATTCGTTCGGGCCTCTTGCTCAGACACTCGCTGATCTGTGATGGATGCCCGCGTTTCAACCACCGCCACGCGCTTGTCGAGCGTGGTGTAAGCAATAAAACCCGACACGAGGAAGCCCACGAACGTGAGGATGTGCCCGGCATTGACGGTTGGGTCGAATGTGATGCGTCCGCGTTGCTTTTCCAGGCGGGCGAAGTCGGAATCAGTTGGCATGGTTTTGTTTCAAAGCTTCAATTGCAAGGTCTTCGGGGGTGACGCGCTCGACTGGCATCTGGCCGGTTTGGACGTAGTAGCACCACTCGTAGCAGTAGAGGCGCTCGCTGTCTCGCACGCGCCAGGGCAGCACAAAAGCGAGCAAGCTGAACCAGTCGTACCGGGTGCCAGCGAGCAGATCAAGCGCGGCGTCGGGATCGACCGCGGGCGTGATCGGGATCAGCAGCCAGCCAGCCGGATCAAACGGCTCTTTGTGCAGGCCGTTGGCAAGATTGCTGTGCATCAGCATCCCGTTTTTGACAATGCCGCTGTGTGGGTAGCGCGTGAGCAGACGGGCGCGCGTCAGGTTGTGGAAAAGCCGCTTGGCAAAGCCTCCCGGCGCGGCGTACTTGAACGCGAGGTAGGTGCTCATGACGTTCAAGCCGCTGGCCAGAAAATCGACAGCGGCCCGGCGCGGTGGTCTTGCCGGGTGGTGACGGTGGCGGGGCCTGTGACGAGTTGGAACACGCGGCCATGCGCGGTGGCGTTGTTCCAGTTGGTCACGGCGGTGCTCACGCTGATGGCGCCGGTGGCGCGGGCAACGGTGACGTAGTTTGTGGTGTTGGCTGTGAGCGTGAGCGTGCCGGGGGTGATCGCAATGCCACCCCAGCGCCCGCCGAGGTAGCCCCAGGTGAGGCCGCTGGTGGTGTCGGGGTCGCGCCCGTAGACCGAAAACGCAGCAAGAATGTCAAAGCCTTCGTTAACCGGGACTTCTGGGTTTTCTTGGCCTTGCTGCCAGGTAGGGAATGCCATGGGGTGCCTCGCTTATGTGTAGATGGATTTGGAAAAGCTCACGCCATCTGTGGAGTAGCGCAGCTCGTATTGGGTTGTCCCCGTGCTGTCGTTTCCGGCGCTTACTGGCATAACAAGTTTGCCGCCCATGACCTCTGGGTACGGGTTGCCGACATATATTTGCCCGTTGGGCAGCGCAGACCAGGTGGCGCCCAAATCGTCAGAGACGTAGCTGGTGGCCGCAAAATCTAGACCAACCGAAACCAGCCTAGAACCGACCAACGTCACATAGGCTCCGGGTGGACGCCCAGTGGGAAAGGTGTAAACAATTGTCCAGTTGGCGCCTGAATCTGTTGACTTCAAAACATATGCTGCGATGGTCTGCGTCAGAAAATCATTCGGGCTTCCGGTATACAGAACCCCTTGCGCAAAAAGAATGCCGCTGGCTTCTGCCATCCGGTAATTTTGATTAAAGGCCGCTTGATTGGGAGCGGTGACCGGGGGCAAAACGCAAGGTGTCCAGCCAGTCAAAGCGCCTGCGCTGGCGGTGTAATACAGGGTGCTGCCGAACTTCAGGAACCAGCGGCCCACGTAATAACCGAAAGACGAACCTGAATAATTGCTGCCAAAGCTGCCAAGCGGGTTTGACTGCGAGGGGTATGCAAATACGCTCGAAGCTGTGAAAGGCAGGCCGGAGACGGTGCCCGACAGGGACCAAGTGGCGCCATCGGTTGAGGACCACATCTGATTGCCTTCGGTGAAAATCAGAAACTTGGTTCCGTCGCACGCCACCGCAATAGGCATGCTGCCGCGAGAAAAGACTTTTGCTGTTCTTGTCGGCGCGGAAGCGGATGCACCGCGCACAACTGTCACCGTGCTGATCAGCGGATTTTCAACGTCTTCGAGTTGCACGCTCACATATACGCCGTCTGATCGAAAAGCGCGCCCGTTGGGGTAGCTCGTGAGCGGAACATCTGCCGCACCGGGCAGCGGGGTGAAAGTAGCGCCGCCGTTTGTGCTGGTCAGCAAGCGCCATGTTTTCAGGGCGCCTGATTCGGCGTAGCTCACTGCAAGCGATGTGCTGCCAGCCTGGCCGAACGCCCAGACAGATTGCCGGGCCACACCTGGCGGCGCAGGGGGCGCTCCACCACCAGTGCCGCCACTGCCGCCAGTGCCGCCGGGCGGCGCAGCGGGAATCGTCGAGAAGTCGGGCACACCAGCGCCCACCGTTGCGGGGAAGCCGGGGCCGACCAACGCGGAGACCTGCCGCACGGCAAAGCTGAGCGCGGCGCCACTGACCAAACCGTCAGCCGCGAGCTGCGCGGCGCTGTACAAGAACGCGGGGGTTGAGGTGGTGTGCGTGCTGACAAACGTGCCGCTGTTGAACACGTCGACGCGGTAGAGCTGCGACGCCTCCCCAAGCGGCACAGAAGTGCCAGCCGTGCCGCCGTACCGGTAGCCCAGCCGGGTGCGCCGCTGCCAGGTCAGCGCAATGCCCGAACCGCTTGGAAGCGCGCGAAGATTGGCCACGCTGAACGGTTTCAGGGCGGCGCCGGTGTTGGTGAACGCCTGCGCGGCAACGGTTGAAAGCGCGGTGTTGACCGTGACCGCCTTCACCTGGCTGGCCACCCCTATTTCACCGGTCTGGTTTTCGACCCAGCGCAACGCGCCGTTCAGCAGCACGAAGCGCTCGGCTGCGCCATGGGTGCCAATGTGTTGCTCGGTGCCGCGCTGGCCGCGCAAGAAGCCGCTCAGGCGGTATTCGTTTTTGCCGTCCACTGTGCCAAGCAGCTCGGCCAGGCGGAAGCGCACGATCTCGCTGCCCACCACGGCGGCGTTGATGCTGAGGTCGTCCAGCATCTCGGCGCGGGTGGTGTTGGCCAGCTGGCTGCTCACGCGCACGGTGAGCGTGCTGGCTTCATCGAACCGGGCAGAGCCGCCCGCGAAGTTGGGCAGCGTGGTGGTGCAGGCGCCCATGGTGCAGGCGGCGCCGCTGGTGATGACTTGCTCAAAATCTTCCGCCGCCCAGGCCCGCACAAAAGCCGCGCCCGGCCATTCGTCGCTGGGGTCTGCGCGGTTGGGCGCCATGGCCAGGTAGTGGCCAGGCGAATTGTCGGCATCGCGCAAAAGCGGGATGTCAAGCGTAGCCCATTGGGTTGCCGCGACGACCCGGATTTTGGTTGATGAGGTGTATTCGCTGCTGGTGATAGCGGCGGAGGTAAGCGCGCCCGCATCGTCGAGCACGCATTCGTGTTCGATGGTGGTGAGCGTGTCGCGCTTGGTGGTGCTGCGCAGGCGGTAGACGCGCCCGTCTTGGTTGGTCACGGTGAACACGTCGCCCGGCTCCAGGCGCGCGTATTTGAGCGGCAGGCGCAGCGTGGTGCGGGTGAGGCTGGCGAGCTGGTCGACCAGCAGCGCATCGGCCACGCCCTTGGCCTCGGCGGGCAGCATGCCCAGGCCGAGCTGCACCACCTGGTTGGACTGCTGGGACGACAGCATGCGGTCGCTGTGCTCGGTGGCAACGTTGTAGTCGCCAGCGGTGTTGTTGTAGCTCAGGGACACCTGCGCGGGCAGTTCCAGCTCGCTGCCCACCGTGAGCGCCAGCGGCTCGGCATCGCTCACGGCATCGGCTGCGGTGCCGAGGTCGGCAAACGGGATGTCTGCCACCGGGGTGGTGGATCTGGGCCGCAGGTAGATTTTGTCGGACTTCGCTGGCTCGAAAAAGTAGCCTGTTTGCAACGTTTCCAGCGCGCCGCGGGTGGCAGCCACCTGGCCGAGCGCCATGCCGCGCACGGGTTTTGTGATCGCGCTGAGGGCGGTGGTTTCGACGTCTTCTGCTGCGTACCCTGCGCGTGACAAAAGCGCGTTGGTCGAATCTACCAGCGTATCCAGCGATGACGTGCTCTGCGCAACTGGCGAGTCTCTAAACTCCTGCACATCACCTGGTGGCGGATAAACCCAAAGGCTAGATGATTTTTTAATAATGGCTTGGTACGTTGTAGCAATGCCATAAGTGCTAAACCATGGATCAAGATCATTTCTTCCGGTATTAAACGAGCGCAATAAACCACCATTCCTGTACACCTTGACAATGCCGATGCTATTGTCGATGTAAATGCCAAAAATACCATCCCAAGGAACGCTACTTCCAATAGCAGTTACAGCGCCATTTTCAATGTACCCAGGTTGCATCCCAAAATAATTGCCGTTTACAACTGTCCAAACTAAGCTCCCGCCTCCGTATGGGTTTGACGTGTAACTTTCAAAGCTCCAAGCTGTACGGGCAACAGCACCAAAAAACCAACCTATTAAATTGCTTGATGGAGATACAACAATCTCCACATACCTGGGGCCAGGCAATACATTTAATGGTCGGATAAATCCACAATTAAACGCCGAGGATTGTTTAACGGATGTATAAATCTGCTGGCTTGCGTCTATAGATGGGATGACTTCGCCGACGTGATCTCGCCATAAATCAGCGGAATAAATCAGGCTTGACGTGCCAACCTCAAACGTCAAGTTCGGAATCTGCCCGCTGTTGCCCAGCTGCAAGCCTTTGATCACGACATAGCCGCGCCCGCGATACGCCGGGGCGTTGCCCGCGCCCACAGCCGCCTCGTAGGTCGGGTCGGGAAGTTGCGCAGGGTCGCCGGTGTAGACGGCCAGGCCGTTCCACGTGCCCTCTTTCACGATTCCCGCGTAGATCATTTCGCCGTTGAGCCAGATTCGGCTCACGCCTTCGATCTGGTTTTCGGTGAGCAAGATCAGCAGATCCACTTCATACGTGAACGTGGTCACCTTGCTGCCGCCGCCCTTACCCACTTTTTGCGTGTTGGCAATCTCGCGCCGGTCGCTGGCCCAGGCGATCTGCCCGGCGATGCGCGGTCCACCGGCAACCCAGGGAATGGGCGCGCCGTATTCGGTGCCCTGCACGCGCAGATCGCCCAGCCGCGGGCCTTGTTGATTGGGGCCTTTGATGAGAGCGGAGGCGAGCAGCGAACCTGCGAAGGCGCCGATGGTGGCGCCTGTCATACCCAGCACGGTGCCGGTGATGAGGCTGCCGCCGATGGCAGAGCCGGCTGCGGCGATCACAAGCGCGGCCATTACGCCACCGCCTTTCGGAACGCGCCCACGAAGCGCATGGCGTCATCGAACACCAGGCGGCACTCTTCCACGCGCCCCGTCTTGCTGTTGGCATGAATCAGGCTCAAGCCACCCAGCGGGTAGGCGCCGATGATGCCCACGTGATGCGGGTGTTTGTCGAAAGCGATGCAGACGTAATCGCCCGGGGCCATGTCTGCCTGCTCAATCTGGGCGAACTGCTCGCGCATGTGTCGCATCAGCGAGAAACCATCGGGCACGCGGCGGTAACCGGTGATGTTGAAGTCGGGCGGCACATGGCCGAGCGCGCGCGCGGCGCAGATCAGCAGGCCGATGCAGTCGAGACCCACAAAGGGCAGGCGGGCCTGGTGGTGGTACGGCGTGCCGAGCCACTGGCGGGCAATGTCGGCGGCGTTCATGCGGGCTTCACCAGGTCGTCCACCGTGGGCCGGTGTGGCTCACCTTGAAAGTTCACCACGTTGGCAAACTTGGCTTTGCAGTCTTCCATGAGCCGCTTGCGGCACCCGACCACCGCCGTGAACGCATCGCCCACTTGCACCGGCAACACCATGGGCAAAATGAGGGTGAACACGCCGCCGGCGTAGGTCCGCACCTTCTGGCTCACGCCGGCATTCGATCCGGTGGTGAATGTGACGATGCCTTCGCCGTAGTAGTCGTCGGGCTCGGCACCCGTTGCGCTGAAAGTTTGTTTGTTGGTCACACCGGCAACGGTTTTGGCGAAGATGAAGGGCGCGGGGTTTTTGTTGCACTGTCCCGGGCCCTGGCTGCCAAACCGCACGCGGCAGGTTTGCTGGCTCACGATGCCGATGGGCTGCTGCAGCTTTTGCGCGATGCCGCGCAGCTCAACCGTGAGCGTGTTTTCGCCCAGGGTGATTTCGCCAAAGGTGCCGCGCATCATGGTCTCGACATCGTTGGCGATGGTGGTGGCCACGTCCCAGCGGTAGCGGAAGACGCGAAACGCGGCGTTGCGCCAGCGCCCGGCCTGCACCGCATCGCGATCGAACAGCGTGCCGTCGTCGAGCGTGGTCAGCTCCAGGTTGTCGACCGAGAACCCGCTGGTGGTGACGATGCTGGACACGTCGAGGCCCTGGCGCGCGTCGAACACGAAGGCGGTTTCTGCGGCTAAGTCCCAGCTGGCGGACGCCCAGGGCGAGAGGTCGAGCGTGAGCGGCTGGGCTGCTGCGGTGAAGCCGAACAGCGCGCCATCGGCCCGCTGAATGAGAATGGCATACGCCAGGCTGGTGGCGCCGGTATCGTAGTGCGCCTGGAGCGCTGCGGGAATGGTTTTCACAGGCGCACCTCTTCGATTTCGATGCTGGGCCACTCGGTCAACATGCGCGGCCCGCCAAGCACCTGGAAAACTGCGCCAGGGTCTCGGAAGGCGGCGGGTATGTCGAACTCGCCTGACCAGGTGTAGGTGTCGCCCGCGCTGTGCCCTGTGACAGTGACGCGGCCGGCGGCGAAGTCGATGGCGCTGGTGCCGGTGATGTTGGTTGTGGTGCCCAAGCGGGTGCGGAAGATCTGCGCGCCAGGGATCGGCTTGAAGATGGGCCGCGTGAAGGTGCGCGCGCCGAAGGTGTAGAGCTTGTTGAGCTGGTACACGCTGCCGGTGATGAGGGTGGCGCTGGTCTGCGCCTGCGCTGCCTTGTAATCGCTCCAGTCTTTGAAACGGAAGCCATCGGCATCGCCGCCCACCACGTAGAAGAACGCGCGCAGCTGCTCGAACATGTCGCCCTCGCGCACAGGGTGCGCCAGGCTGTATTCGTGCAGCGGGTACTGGCTGCGCCGGTTGGTGATGCGCTGGCCGCCCGCGGTGTATGACTTGTCGGTCAGGAAGCGCGGGCCCCCCTGCATGTTGCTGCTGATGATGGGGGGAAATTGCTGCTCGAAGAATGCCATGGGGTTCAGCCGTTGCGGGCGTTGGCGCGGCCGATCTGGCGGGCCGCGTCGGTGCCGAACTGAAGGGCGGTGGCGCGGCTGCCGCCTTGCGGCATGGCCACGCTCACGTTGATGTTGGTGGTGTTGCCGCTGCGCATGCCGCCGCCGGTGTTGCGCTGCGCGGGCACGATGGCCTCGCCCTTGTGAACCACGGCCAGCATGTCGCGCGGCACGAAGTCGGTGCCGGTGGCGAACTTGGGCACGCCGCCGAAGATTGAGCTGGCAAAGCTGCCCAGCGCTTCGCCAAACAAACCGCCGCCGCCGCCACCTTTGGCCAGGTCGCCAAACAGGTATTTGCTCAGCTGCGCCGCTGCGGCTTCGGCCACCATTTTGTTGATGAGGCTGGTGAAGCTGCTGCCGATGTCTTTGAAGTTGCCGTCGAGAATCTGCGCGAAGGTGTCGCCGAACGCATCCTGAATGTTGCTGGCCGCCTGCTGGGTGAACTTGTCCAGCTCGGTGATTTCCTTGCCGATGTTTGCCACGGCATCTTCGAGCTCGAAATTCTTGCGAACGAAGGTGTCGAAGCTGATGGCGCCGGCATCGAGCAGGCGCTGCAGCTCGGCCACTTCGATGTTGAGTTTTTCCAGCGGGGTGCGGGTTTCTTCATACACGCGGGCCCCGGCCTCGGCCAGCTCGCTCTTGCGGGCAATGGCCTCTTCTTCAAGCTTGGCGAATTCCTTTACCGAGTCTTGCAATTCGCGATCGGCATCGATCAGCCGCGCGGTGTCCAGAATGGCCTGCTCCTGGCCGGGCTTGAGCGCACCCAGGCGGCCCAACTGAATGTCGCGCAGGGCCTGCTCGACCTCGGTCAGTTTGTCGGTGGCTTCGAGCTGCTTTTGCAGGCCCTCAAGGTAGCGATTGGCTTCGGCGAACGGGTCTTTTGGGGCGCTGGCGCTGCCGCCTGAGCGGGGCATGCGCGGCGGCTTGGGCGGCTTGGGCGGATCGCCCAGAGCTGGCGGCGTATTGACTGGCAAACCCCAGGGGATATTGCGATCTTCCATTCGCCGCATTCCTGCGCGCGGATCGCCGGGCACCTGGTCCGTCAGGCCAAATGCGCCGGCCCGGCGGTTCTTTTCCTGCATTTCTGCAGGCGTAAGAAAAAGCGTTCGAAGCCAGCTTTTACCAGCACGGTCGCCCTCTTCAAATTTTTTTATGATGCTGTTGAGCTCTTCGATGATCGGTAGGGAAACCGATCGCTGAAAGCCGCTGGCGCGCGCCTCCAGATCACGCAAGGCGTCATCAAAACGCTTGGTTTGAGCAATGGCATCCTGGTCTAACACCAAGCCCAGATCCCGAGCCTGATCCCCCATGCGCTTCATCTCAGCGCCATTGTTTTTCAACAGCGGAAGCAAAAGCGTGCTGTCGCTGGCAATCGCCTCCATGTAGAAGGTGAGCTCTGCCTGGCTCAGGTTTGCGCTGTCAAGGCTGCGCACGTACAGCTGCAACGCTTCAGATCCACCAAGCTTTCGGAACTGCTCCGCCGTGACGCCAACTTTGGGAGCGATGTTGTCGAAGAAGTCTTTGAGCGGTCCGCCGCCGTTTTGCAGAAAGTCGCCCACCTTGTCTTGAACGTCTTTCAGGATGTCGGCGTACTTCTCCTGGCTTATGCCAGCGCGATCAGCAGCAAACGCCTCCGCCTGGAAGCGCTCTACGCTTGTGCCAGCCAAACGAGCCAGGCGGTCGGACTCTTGACCAGCACGGGCCAACTCGCGGGTGTAGCTCGCAATGGCGCCCACCGAGAAGCCAGCGGCGATGCCTGGGAGCACACGCGCCAGGGCAATAGCTCCTTTGTTTGCGCTGTCAAAACTTCTGGAAACGCTGGCAAAGGCCGCGCGGGTGCGGTCTTCGGCGCTCAGGATGATTTTGGCGTTGCCTTGGGTTGCCATGGTTCAGATCACCCCACGCGCGCATTGAGCGCGGCAATTTGCGCGGCAAGCTGCGCCGCTGTGGGCGGCGGCGGTGGCTCGTCTGGCTCGGCTGGGGCCCAGGGGTCGGGCGGCAGAAAGTGGGTGGTGGACCAGGGCGCCGCATCGCGCCGGGTCATGGGGCCGCTGGCGGTGGCTGCCATGAGCTGCGCGTGGCGCTGCCGATCGGCCGCAGGGTGCAATTGCTCGCGCTCGAAATAGGTGATCCATTGGCCAAACTCCAAAGCGCTCATTCGCGCGCCCAATTCTTCGACCGTGCAACCCAGCCGCAGCGCCAGCGCGAAGGCGAAGCGGCGGCACGGTTGGGCGGCTAGTTTTTTGCGTTCTCCGCGCCGTCTTGCCCGCCCAGCACGCGAGCGCGCTGGAAAAGGCCGAGAACGGCGTCTGGGTGGTCAGACCCGAAGGTGTCCCACTCGGCCTGGGTGAACACGGGCGCGCCGTCTGCCAGCTCGACAGCGCGCGCCAAGGTAAAGGCCACGATCTGCCCGCCTGCGCGGCTGCGCGCTTGCTCGGGCGTTTCGCCGGGGCGGGGGTCGCTCAGGCGCTCATGAAAGCCGGAAAGCTCCAGGCGCTCGGAGAGCAGCAGGCCGCGCACGATGACATCACCCCCCAGCGCTGGCACTGCCACGGTTTCCCGGGGCAGGCTGGGCGCCTTGATCTGGCTGCGTTCGATCAGGGCCATGCGATCAGGCTGCGAAGCTGGAGAGGCGACCGCGCAGGCGCAGGCTCACCGGCGTGGTGACGGGCTGGCCGCTGCTGCCGGTGGGCGCCAAGCTGGCGCTGGCAAACGCGGCCATGAAGATTTTGGCGCCGGTGGCAAACGTGAGCTGCACGCAGCAGGGGGTTTTCACGTCGTCAAACTTTTTCAGGGCAAGGAGGGCCGGGTCTGCCGGGTCCCACAGGCTGCCGAAGGTGAACACCAGCGGGCTGCGGTTGCCGGGGATTTCAAAATCCTGGTCATCGTGAATGGTGCTGATGGCGATGCTGGCCGCTTCGCCGCCGGATGCGCTCACGTCCTGGAAGGTGGATGCCTGCGCGCCGAAGGTGATGGCCTCCACGGTGCCGCTGGCGAAGGTGTCGAAGGTGGTGGAGTCCACGCCTTCAATCTCGAATGTGCCGGCGGCGGTGTTGGCAACGCGGCCGACGTAGTAGTCGAGCTGGCGCATGCCGTTGACTTTGAACAGCACCGCGGTGCCGTTGGCCAGGCCGTGGGCGGCGCTGGTGGCCACCGCTGGGTTGGCCTTGCTGATGGCGGTGATGACCTTGGGGGCGGCGAGCAGGGTTTGCACGGCAACCCCCACTTTGCTCCAGACGTTGATGACAGCCATGGTGTGGGCTCCTGGTGGGTTCGGGGAATGGGGTTACAAAATCACGTCGGGCGCTGCGGGGCGCACGAAGTAGGAAAAGCGCCAGTCTTGCAAGCGCGCGGCCATGAGCCGGTCGGCATCGCCGCTGATCTCCAGGCGGCTGCCGGTGTAGTTCACGCCGCCGGTGGCGAGCGCCGCAAGCGCCGGGCTGGCCGCCAGCAGGCGCTCGACTTGCAGGCCGAGCTCGCGCGCGTCTGCCGCGGCGCTGCTGCCGTGGCTCACCATGCAGGCGACCGACACAGCCATGGTGCGCCGCTCCATGCCGTGGATGGTGGCCACCTCGGCTCCCTCGCCTTCGCCGCCCTCTTCCACCAGCAGGGCCGGCAGTTCGGTGGGCTGCAGCGGGTCCACGCGGTCGAGGAACACGCGGGCGCCGGCGGCGGTGGCGCCGCTGGCGAGCACGGTGTGCACGGCTTTGAGGATCTGCTGTTGGGCGTGTGGCATGGCGGCTTACGGTTTGCGCAGGCGCAGGGTGGTCATGCCGGTGCCGTCTGGCTGAGCTTCGACCACCTTCCACGTGTCGGCGCCGATCACCAGCGGCAGGCCGATCGGCTGCGCCGGCACAGAGGCCGATGGCAGCAGATAGACCGGGCCGCTGGCGCTGGCGCCGCTGAGCACGTCGAAGGTTTCATACCCGTTGTCGAACACGCCCTGCACCGGTGCACCATTGAGCAGGCCATCGCTGGCGAACTCGTTGGCGCTGAGGAAGGGGGCGAGGTCTTCGGCGAAGGGCATGGTGGCGCGGGCTTCAGGCTCAGGCGGCTGGGGTAAGCGCGTCACGCATGGCCGCAATCGACTCGGGGTGACGCAGGGCCACGTCCATGTCTTGCAGCACGCGGATGGACACGTCGCCGTTGTCGCCGGAGATGTAGGGGTTGACCAGCATGTCAAGCCCACCCCACATGCCAACGATCACGTCGCGGAAGTTGCCAAAAATGATGGCCGAGCAGTTGGCGCCGCTTGTGCCCTTGACCAGATTGGCTGGCACCAGGTTGGTGACGGCCGCGCCGTAACCGTTAAGCGGGGTTGTGCCGCCATCCCAGATGAAGCCGTTCTGCCCAGAAACGCGGCTGGTGTTTTTCAGTTGGCCGCGCACCTTGGCGTTGGTCACGTAGGCCATCGAATCGACATCCGCGTTGGCAATGGAGACTTGCGTCTCCAGCGAGACGATGTGAGCCCAGGTGGGCGCCAGGCCGTTGGCGCCGCCTGCCACGCTGCCGATGCCAACCGTGTTCAGGATGCCGCGCGGCTGGTTTGCGCCACCCGAGCCGTTGATGATGGCGGCCTCCATCTCGATCGCCAGCTGACGGTTGAGGTCGTCCATCACCCAGGCCTCTACATCCAAGCTGGCCTGCTGGCGCAGCTTGCGGCTGATGACGGTGCGCGCGCCGACGGTTTTCGGCGTCATGTTCACTTTGTCGGTGGTCTGGTTGCTGCCAGTCGTGTTGCCCTGCTCTGCCAGCCAGGCAAAGGTAGAGGTGCCGGTTTGGCGCGGAATGTCGATGTCGCCCACCAGGCCAGTGAGGTAGGTCATGCCCAGGCTGCCCATGACGGTGCGCGCGCGCAGCAGCTCGATGAAGCTGGTGGTCTCCAGCGTGGTCTCTTTCAAGTTGCCGGCGCTGGCGGCGCTGGCCACGGTCAGATCACGCTTGGCAGCCATAACGTCGAAGGGCACATAGAAGCCTTGCGGCGCGCGGCCCATTTTTTCTGCCATGGCTTGCGAGCACTCGAATTCGAACGCGGCGGAGCGCATGGCGTTTGCATCGGCCGGGTTGTGCATTGCGTTGATCGCGCGCATCAGGCTGTAGCGCTTGACTTCTTTTTTGTCCATGCCGATGTCGGCCGTGGCAATGGGCTTGTTCGACAGCGCGCGGATGGCTTCGACCTGAAACTGCTCGACCGTGTGGCCGGCCTGGATGCTGCGCAGGGCCAGATCGGCGCCGCCGGGCATGGTGGCGGCGATCTTGCTGATTTCTGCCGCGTGGTTGCGCTGCTCGACAACTTCGATGCGGGGGCCGGCGGCTGCTTGGGTGTTGACTTCGCTCATGGTGCGGGTTTCCTTTGGGGATTCAATGGGGGGAGTGGAGGGCTCGGGGTTGGCTGGCGTTTGTGGCGGCTCGCGCTCGATAGCCGGAACGGCATCAAGGGCGCGGCCTACGCCGACCGACGCATCAGCGGGGACGCTGACGAGGGACACTTCGAAAGGCTCCCAATCGGTGATTCGGTAGACATCCAAGCCCTCCCGTTTCCCCGACAGTTCTGCCTGGTGCACGATGTAGCCGACGGACACGTTGCGGCGGATGCCGTCGCGCACGTCTTGCCACACCTCTTCTGCGCGGGCGCTTTTTCCAAAGCGCACCAAAGCGCGGGCAACGCGATCGCTGCCCACCTCCACAGATTCGACAACGCCCACGACATCCCGGCTGTCGTGGTCGCAAAGCAGGTTGGCACCACTGCGCAGGCGCCCCTGGCGCATGCTGGTGGCGGTGGTGTCCAGAATTTCAATACCCCAGTAGCGCTCGTAAGGCGATTCACTGGCAAAGGCGACGGTGGCCGTGCGCGCCGCCTCGTCAATGGCCGACCGCTCGACCGTGAGCGCGCGCTCGGCGCGGCCTGATGTGAGGTGCCGGGCGAGGGCTTCGGGAATGGCTTTGTTGCTCATGCCCCGCAGTAGAAGCGGGGTGGGGTGACATGCGTAAGGCGCGGGGCGTCACATGCCGCGGTATTTGCTGCGCAGGCCGACCTTGAGAAACAGGTGATCGGCGGGGCCGTTGACGATCTGCCCGCGCTCAATGGCCAGGGCGATCTGGCGGTAGCGCTGCGACTCGATCAACCCGTCGTCGGGAGCGGCCTCGCCCCGGGCGAATGCCGTGGGCGCGCTGATGATCAAGCCCGCAAACGAGCCCACTGCAAACCCGCGTGGGTCTGCCGCGCTGGCAGTCGCCGTCGGCGCGCTGATGCTGATGCCCGCATAGCCCCCCGTCGCAACCGCCGCGCCGCGTGCCGTGGCGGCAGGTGCTGACAGGCTGATCGAGGCAGGTGATGCGCTGGCCGCTGCCCTGCCGCGTGCCGTGGCCGTGGGTGCCGACAGGCTGATCCCAGCCGGTGTGCCCACCGCGTTGCCTGCTGATGACGCGGGCGTAACGCTGGCCGTGGCCGTCGGCGCCGAAATGCTCAGCCCGGCATACATGGCCGACGCAACCGCCGATCCACTTGCGGTGGCTTGCGGCGCGGCAATGCTCAGACTGGCAGGCGAACCGATGGCCTGACCAGCCGCACCACCAAATGCCGATGCCGTGGGCGCGCTGATCGTGATCTGCGCCGGGGTGCCGGTTGCGGCTGCTTTGCCCGTGGCGCTCGCTTGCGGCGCTGTGATGCTGAGTGCTGCGGTTGCGCCGGTGGCTTGCGCTTTGCCCACAGCGGTTGCCGTGGGCGCCGTGATACTGAGTGATGCGGGCGCTGCGCTGGCGGCTGCTTTGCCCGCCGCTGTCGCCGATGGCGCGGACAGGGCGAGCGGTGCCGGGGTTCCGACTGCATTGCCTGCCGACGCGGTGGGCGTGACGGTGACAGTGGCCGTTGGGGCCGTCAGGCTCAGGCTGGCCGGTGTGCCGCTGGCCTGGGCTTTGCCTGCTGCTGTGCCTGCGGGCGGTGTGAGGGTTAGGGATGCAGGGGTGCCGGTGGCGTTGCCGGGGATTGGAGAGGGGCCAGAGTCCAGCGCGAACACCGTGCGCCGGGTTTGCGGCTTGAAAATCTGCCAGGGGTTGGCGGAAAGGGCTGCAATCTCAGCGTCTGATAAAGCGCGCTTGAAATAGGCATTGAGCAGCAAGCCATCGGGCGAGTTGGCACCAACCCCCATCACGCGGTTGCCAAGCGCACCCGGTGTGCCTGATCCGGTGATCGGGTCTTTCTGGCCGTTTACCCAAAGCGCTTGCTCAACGCCTGGGATGCTCCTAGCGATGGCAACAACAACAGGCCCTTGCGTGGGCATGGTGAAGCTGCCGCCGATTTTTGTCAGATTTCTAAACTTGGCTGTAACTTTGCCCGGCGCGCCATCCGCAGAAGAAATGATGTGACCGAAACCGCTGCCAAACTGTGAAATTTGCGTGGTGTTGGAATTTGGCCCAGGCACGTATACAGACAGCAGCGTAGCAGGCCCGGAATACCCGTTAATCGAGTTTTCTTCGGTGTTGCTGATCGTGTAACCGAACCAGGCTGTGTGCCGCCGATGCACGCCCACTGAGTTGGGTTCAATATCCGCAACCACGCCCGACAGCGTTATTGGCGTTACGCCGCTGGGTTTCAGCCAGACAAGGCCGCCCATGTGCTGCACCGCCAGCAAATCACGCGCCAGCGGGCTTTGCCAATCAATCTCGGCAGGCCCTTGCGGCTGGCTCGTCCACGACTGCGAGCGCCGGATCACGGCCATCAGGTGCTCTCGTAGGCGTTGGTCACAGTCGCCAGCGCCTCAACCGTCACGGCCTGGCCGGTGTTGCCCGTGTACTCAATACAGACGTGCTGTGGCCCCTCGATCCAGATCGTTTGCTCGGTCACCGCGCTGTTGGTGGTGCCGCCGCCGAATGACCATTGGGTCTTCCAGTCAGCGCCCGCGCTGGCTGCGGTGGGCGTGGCGCCCGTGGCGTGGCTCACAAGGATGTTGCAGACGCACTGAGCCGTGGGGCCGGTCGCGCCGTTGCTGATTTTCATGGTCACAAACGCGCCGACTTTGCCGCGAATATCAAGCGTGCCGCGTGTCGTTGCGCCTGCTGCGTTCGATGCGCTGGCGACCAGCGTGGCGGCTACTTTGGTTGGGATGGTCGTGGTCATGGTAGCCAGTCTCCGTTGTCGGCCCAGCAGGCGCGGCGCACCTCAAACTCGGTGATCGGGTCGGGCAGCGAAGCCACGGAAACCAGCGCATCGGCCTCGACCTGCGTGATCGCGCCAGCGCCCACCAGCGCAGCGAGCATCTGCCTGACAGCGGGTGAGCCAATGGCCATACCAGCGCCCTTCAGGTGCCCCATCTGCCGGATAACAGCGCCGCCCAGCAGGCTCACGCCGATGTCGGGCGACTGAAGCGCCACCGGGGCGAATGCCTCCAGCTTGCGAAACAGCAGCTCGGCACCCAGCGGGCCGGGCAAGCCGTTGAGGCTGGGGAAGCGCTCGCTGATGCCGAGGCTGGCGAACTTGGTCACCTCATCCACGCGAGTTCGGCCTACGTTCACCGCATCGGTAATGGCCTGCGCGTTGCGCGCATTCAGCAGCTCCGGCGGGCACTTGGCCCGGATTTCATCAATGAGCGTCATGGCGCGCTCCTCACAACGTGGCGATGTAGATCGGGTCGGAGAACGTGACCGCAAAGTCGCTGGCCGTGCTGCTGACCGGCGCGTTGAAGTCCACGAACGAGACCAACTGATCGGTGGCCGCAGTGCCCACGACTTTGTAGAGCCAGCCGCCGACAGCCGTCAGGGTTGCGTTGGGCAACGTGAAGTTGCTGATCGTGACGGCAACGCGGTTGTTGGCTGTGTCAACCGCGCCCACGGTGACGGTGGTAGCGACGCCGCCAGCGGTGTAGCCGGTGCCCGTCACCTCGTTGGTGACTGAGCTGCGGACGGCCCAGGCGTCGAGGTTGGCCTCAGACGGGGCGGCGCTCACAAGCAGGAACTTGAACGAGCCTGTGAAGTAGGCGTCTGCGAGGCGTTTGGGGAGGGTGCGGGCGTTTGCGGAGGGCATGGTTTATTCCTTTGGGGCGGGTGCTGGTGGGTTGGCCGGCTGCGCGCCGGGGGTGGATTCGTAGGCGGTGAGGTTCACGCCCAGGGTGGCGGCAAGCTCTTGGGCGCGCTTGATGGCTTTCAACGTGTCTTCAAAGTCGTAGCCCATGGCCGCGCTGAGGTCTTGCGGGGCCATGAGGCCGGCGCGCACACTCAGAATCTTGGCTTCCATGTCGCTCTTTGGGTCGACCCATTCCCAGCGCCGTGGCTGCCATTCGTGGCGCGCGAATTTGCCGATCTTGCTGGCGGGCATGGCCACGCCGTTGGCCGAGGTGATCTGCCCGCTCATGAGGGCCATTTGCAGCCAGGCGTTGTAGACCGGCTCCATGAAGCAGTCGACAAACCACTGCTGGTCGACCATCCAGCGGTCGCGCTCTTCCAGGGTTCCGCTGCGGATGCTGGAAAAGCTCACGCCTTCCAGATCGTTGGCCAGGCTGTGATAGGCCACACGCCAGCCGGTGGCGATGCGCTGCAAAACCGTTTTGCTGAACGGGCCGAATACTTCGTTGGGGTACTTGCTGTCGTGCTGCTGGAATTCGTAGCCGACGGGGAGCGTGTCGTAAATGCCCGGCTGGCTGGTGGTGATGTTGACCTGGCTTTCTTCGACCACACCGATGGGTGGGCCCCCCTGGGCATCGATGGACTGCTTGAAAAAGCCGTAGTGATTGGCGCCGTGCTCGGCTGCCAAAATGGCGCTTTGCATGAAGTTGCTCAGGTGGTGCAGGCTGAGCATGCCCGGGGCCATCCAGGGGATGCCGCGCATTTGCTCGGCGCGCACGCGGCGAAAGCCGTGGATCAGATCGGCGGCTGGCACGCGGATGCGGCGGCGCGCGCTGCGCACACCGTCATTCGGGTGGGATTCGAACAGGTGCAGCGCGAGCGGGCGGCGGTAGGCGTTGACTTCCACGCCCATGATGACGGTGTTGCCCTCAAAGGTGCCGTTGAAGCCGGTGTCGATTCGGTCAACGTCGATCACCTGCAGCGCAAAGTTGAACGGGTTGCCGGCGTCTGCACCGCGCACCATGCGCACCAGAAACTCGCCATCGCTGGGCAGGCTGCCGACGATGCTGGCGCACAGGTCGCGCAGGCTCAGGGCGCCGGTCACGTCGCACTGCTGGCCCCAGCGCGCCCAGGCGGATTCGATGGCATCGTTGGCCAGATCGTCAGGGCGGGAGCGGTTGACTTCGACCTTGGCTTGCAGGCGAATGCCGCCGGGGCCAATGATGTTGTCTTCACACATGCCGCGAAACTTGCGGGCGTAGTCGTTGTTGTTGTCGAGCTCGCGCCCGCGGCGGCGCAGGCTGTTGAGGTCGCTGCGCAGCTCTTCGTTGATGCTGCTTTCGGTGGCGAACCAGCCAGCGGTGAGGCGATCGATGCGGGCGGCTTCGAAGCGGCGCAGCTGCATGGGCGCGGCTGGTGTGCTGCCGGTGATGCGTTGCAGGGTGCGCTTGAAAAACCCGGGCCGGGCTTGCTGCTGGCTCATGGGCCGAACCTCACATAGATTCGGCCTGGGTTGCCGAGCCCGGCGGCGATGCTGGCGGCGGCGTTTTCTGCGCTCACGTCGCGCCGGTAGCGGTCGCGCAGCGCGAGCAGTTCGGGGATGGGGATGTATTTCATGGAGCGGCCTGCAATCTGGTATTCGGCGGTGGCGCTGGTGGCCCGGCCTTCCAGGGTTGCTTCGATGGCGTCAAGCGTGCGCCGCGCATGGCTGCGCGCATCGGTGGCAGCGCCAAACGCGGGCTGTACCGCGATCTGCCCGGCGCCCACCGTGAACACCTCGCCAGCCAAGGCGGCGCGGGCGCGGTAGGTGTAGGCGCCGGGCGCCCAGGCTTCGGTGGTGGTGGCGGGCACTTTGACCAGGTGGTCATCACCATAGGCCACGCTGCCAAAGGCGATGCGCTGGCCAGCGTTGACCAGCTCGTAAGACAAGGCCCAGCCGACGCTGGCCGGGTAGTCGGGCAGCGTCTTGATCCATTGGGCGGTGTCGCCAGCGATCAGGCTGGCCGGTTCGGTTGGGGCAATGATCGGCATGGGCGGTCGGTTTTCGCCCGACTATCCACGCGCTGGGGTGACATGCGTAAGGCGCGGGGCGTCACCCGGTCAGTCGCTCTTGATGATGCGCAGAATGTGCCGCTGGCTGATGGCGTAGCGGCGCTCCAACAAGGCCAGGCGCTCGCCGCGTTGGTAGTCCCGCCGGATGGCTTCGTTGCGCCCGCTGCGCCCTTCGCCCGCGCGCCGGGCGATGTAGGGGCGGTCGCCACCCCAGCGCTCTCGGATGGCGGCGCAGGCTTTGGCGCACACGTCGGCACCCAGGCCGGGCACCAGCGCGCGCACGATGGCCAGCACATCGTCGACAAAATCGTCGGGGTTGGGGTATTCGCAGCTTTGGCCAGCGAAGAGTGGCTCGGTGGGCTGCTGGGGGGTGCGGGCGGGTTTGATGCTCATCGGGCGGTGCGTATGGCGGTTTGGATGGCGGTGGAGAAATGGCCGGCGAACTTTTCGCGCACGGTGCGCTGCGCGAGGCCCGCAAAGTCGAAGCGGCGGCGGTAGCGGGCGGCGGTGTCTTCAAAAACGATCACGGGGATCAGCTTGCCTTTGCCGCCCGGCGTGGCCGGCGGCACGCGGCGCCAGATGCCAACCGGCGCGTCTTCCCACCCTTTACCTTCTGGCTTGCCGTAAAAAAGCTGGATGGGCGCGGCGCCTTTTCGGCGGTTGCCGTTGACGTTCAATCGTTTGGCAATGGCGCTGCTGAGATCGCCGCTCTTCGCCGCCGCCTTAAGCCGGGCGATGGTGCCGCGCGGGATGTTGCCGAAGGCGTTGAGTTGGATGTTGCCGGGCAACTTGATGCCGCCGGCGCGCGGCTGCACCAGGCCGCCCTCGATCTGGTAACGCATGTAGCTGGCCTGGATGCGCTTGAACCCGACCTCGGCCGCCAAGGTGTCGCGCCGCGCAGCCTTGACGTAGGTGCCGCGCTTGGTGAATTCGGTGGGCCGATCCAACACTCGATCAAGCTCGGCGGGGATGGCGCGCTGAATGTCTTGCGCGGTCTTGGTGAGCGCCACGGCCGCAGCAAACCGGCCCTGCTTGCCCAACGCGTCGATGTAACGCTTGACTTCGGGGAAGTTGGTGGTCACGTTGATTTGCATGGAATGGCCTTTCACATCCACCCGGCGCGCGCAGTGGGGGCGCGGCGGGGCGGCTGGGGTTGGGGTTTGGTTTGGGTGGGGTTGACAGCTTCGAGGTTGACTTCGGTAGGCTTCGCGGCGGGCTGGCTGAACAGGTCGGCGGCGGGCTGGAATTTCTGCTCGCGCATGGCCCAGCCGGTTTCTCGGTAGGTTTGAATTCCGAGGTGGCAGGCAGCGGCGTAGGCGTAGACCATGCAGTCGCCGCCCTCTTCGCGGTGGCCTTGGGGCGTGATCCAGCGCATGCTGGCCTTGCCTTGCACGACAACTGGCATAAGGCGCGCGGCGGTCATCTGCTCGAACTCATCTGTGGTGGTGTATGCCTTGGGCACGTGCACAAAGCCCGCGCCAGCACGGGTGACGCGCATGCGGCCATACAGCAAATGCTTGGCGGTGTCGGTGCCGATGGGCCACAGCTTCACGCCATGCCGCACACTGGCGCCGCGCCAGTTCACATCGACCGGGCTGGGTTTGCCGATGATGGGTCGGCCGTATTGGCTGGCGCCTTTCACAGCCAGCACGCGGGCATTGGTGTGGTGACGGCAGTAGGCGTACACCGCGTGGGTGTTGTGGCCACCGGTGTCCACCGCCGTGGCCTCGATCACCATTTGCGCGCCGCTCACGTGCTGCATCGGGGTGCGGCGGATTTCGGTCAAGCGGGTCCACGGGCTGCCCTCGGTGCCTTCGTCAAGGTTCGGGTCGCCGTAGATGATGTGGCGATCGACCAGCCAGCTTTCTTCGCCACGACCAAAGGCCCAAACGCGTGCTTCCAGGCGGTCGGGCTGGGTGTCCACGCCCATGGTGAGCATGAGACCGCCGCGCGGCACGATGCCGGTGGGGTAGTCTTCGGCGCGGGCGGCCAGGCTTTTGCTGTCTGCGCCGGTGCCCTTTTCTTCCCATGTTTCAGCCAGCGAGCTGTTCATAAACTTCTTGAGCGGGGCGCTGTTGCCGGTACGGTTTTTCTCCACCGCGTGCTCCCACTCTTCGACCAAAGAGCCCCAGCTGCGCCAGCCCAACGGGCTGTAGAGCTTATTCAGCCAAAAGCCAGCACGCTTGCCTTGGCCTGCGCCAGGCGCCTGGGGAACCCAAACGCCTGAGCGCAGCATGGCGTCTTTGCTGTGCTCTTCGATGGCAGCGCCGCAGTGGCGGCAAACGTACACAGCGGTTTCTGGCCGGGCCGAGCCAGCGGCGGTCTTGAGCCACTTGATGCCGAACTCTTCTTTCGCACCCCACACCAGCACCTGTGCTTCGCCGCAATGCGGGCATGGCACATGGTATTGGCGCCGGTCGCTGGCCAGGTACTCGGCCTCAATGATCGACTGGCCCTTGATGTTGCAAGTGCTGGCGATGATCAACTTGCGTCGGCTGAAGTTGCTCATGCGCTCTTCGAGCAAGCCGAGCGGCGGGCCTTCGTTGTCCACGTCGGCCGGCCACTTGTCCACCTCATCGGCAACCGCGAAGCCCAGCGGCTTGGAGGCCAGCGATGCCGCGCTGTTGGCACCGGCAAAGAACACGGTGAAGCCGCCCTGAATGCTTCGACTGCGCCAGCTGGTGGACTCGTCACGGCTCTTGCGCACCGCCACCTTGCCGTGCATCACCGGGGTTTGCAGGATCGTGGGCAGAAAGCGCTGGGCGCTGTGGTCTTGGGCGTCTTGAAGCGTCGGCTGCACCATCATCATGTCTTGCGGGTCGGTGTGGATCCGCTGCATCACGGCGTTGTAAAGCACCTCGCTTTTGCCGAGCTGGGTGGCAAACCACAGCACCACGCGCTCGTATGGCTCGTGGGCGCTGGCGCAGCGCATGGGCTCCACCAGGTAGGGCGTGCGCTCGTTGCGCCACAGGCCGCGCTCGGGGCCTTTTGCGATGTGGCGGTATTGGCCCGCCCACTGCGCGGTGTCGATGCGCGGTGGTGGGGCCAGAAACTGCAGCTTGACCTGGGCCAGCAGATCGGCGGCGCGGGCCACGTCATCGGGCAGCTCGCGCGCGCTCAATCGAACGCCCCTTCGATGGCGGGCACATGGTTGGCGCTGCCCGCCAGCGTCATGAGCGCCTGGTGAATCTCGGCGTGCAGCAGGCTCTGGATAGCGGCGGGGTCGGCCGACGCGGCCAGCAGCGGGGCCATGCGCGCCGGGATCTGCAGCATGGCATCGCGCGTGGTGGCGTAGTCGGTCGACAACTGCGCCTGCACCGAGGCCACACGGATCAGTTCGCGCCGCAGACGGGCCTCGTCCATTTCGGCCATGTTCGCCTCGGCAATCTCGCGCCGGGTGCGGGCCTCATCGCGGTCTTCGCCCATGCCGATGTCAGGGGGCATGTCGAAACCGCCACCGCTGCCACCGAAAACAGGCCGGCCGTTGACGGTGATGCGTTCGGCCTCATCCACACGGCGGCGCAGGCGGTCGCCACCCAGCTCGTCGCGCATCGGGTCAGTGCGGCGGCTGGACGCGGCCGCAGATTCCGGCGCCGGCTTGCGCTGCGCTACGTTCTGCCGGGCCTCGCGCCAGGCCTGGGCTGCGGCCACGGAATCCACAGGCATGCCCTGCCCCTTGAGCTTGGTCATGGACGCGGGAGACAAACCAAGCGCCCGACCGATCGCCGCTTGGCTCATAGCTTTTTCCGATGGAGGATCACTGTTCACCATGCACCGTTCACCCTTTACCAAACCCATGCACTAGCGAATCCTCGCGCCGTGAATGACCCGTGTCTGAGGTGGTTGCGGTAGTACCTTGGCCGGGGGGTGGGGTGGTCGGACCATACGGCGCCACATCCACCCGGCAGCGGCCCAGCCACTCAATGCGCCGACTCACCGAGGCGTCTTGGGCTGGCGTGAACTCGGTGCAGCTGCGCCAGTGGCTCAGCGTGACCGCCTTGGTGAGCTTCTTAGCGCATATCGCCATGCCCAGCCGCGCGGCCCAAGGTGGCGTCTCGCGTGGCAGCCAGTTCTTGCAGCGCAGGCATGTGGGTGCGGGCTGGCTCACAGGGCGGCCTCGTAGGCACAGTTGCCGGCGCGGCCCATGGTGATGCGCCTGATTGCGCCGCACTTCACACCGGCATCGGTCAGGCCTTGCAGCTCGTCCATGGGCCAGCCCGTCACCTGCACCAGCTCAGGCCAGCGCATCGGCCCGTGGCGCAGCAGCTGCAGCAGCGCATAGGCCCGGTTCATGCCACCACCCCACCAGCCAGCGCGGCATGGGCCAGCTTGGACACAGCGGGCTTCAGGCGCTCGCCGGCCTTCTCACGCGCCAGCAAGCGCCGGGCCCAGGCCTTGTGATCCATCCGGGCAGCAGCGGCCGCGCTCGCCTTCACGCCAGCCAAGCGGCTCAGCTCAGCAGCCATGCGCTCCGGGTCTGCCTTCGCATCGGGCAGCGCCAGTGCCTCGCGGCGCGGCGCCTTGCGCGCTAGGTCGCGGAACTCCAGCGCGGTGGGTGGCTTCGATGGCGGCAGGTTCGCCAGGGCGTGGGCAATGGCCTCGTGCCAATTCTCAAACCCGGCCAGCTCGGATGCCCAATCGGCCTTCACATCGGCCAGCTCAACACCCTCCCACCGCGCCAGAAAATCCCGGCCATAGACCAGAATCAGCTTCTGGAAAATCTTCTCAACCCAGCTCATCGGAATGCTCATGGCAGGCTCCCAACGGTGCGCGCTTGCACCTCGATCACATCAAGGAAATTGCCGGCCGGCGAAGCGGCAGACGGGTCTTTGCGCGCCAAGCCCGGCGCCGCCTCGGCCACACGCAGCCGCATCGATTTCTGGTAGGCGGTTTCCCCCGGCGCATCGCGCCGGCCAGCCGCCTGCACATCGGGCTTGAACAGGCCCTGCCAGCCAGCCAGCGCAGCGCTCTTCAACGCCGCAGCGTGGTCAACCCCCTCACGCCGCCAGTCGGCCAGCTGGTCAACCGCCATCTGCTTTTGCCCATCGCTTACCCCCTTGCGCTTTTTGCACGAATGCCAAACGTCCCAATGCTTTTGGTCGATCCAGTCCGGCAGCTGGAAACCCGGCGCGGCATCGCCCGCGCTCTTTGGTTCTTTACGGTTCAATTGACGGTTCAATGACGGTTTGGGTGCAGCATCTGCAGGGGTGGGGTGCGGCATCTGCAGGGGTACCCCTGCAGCATCTGCACCCCGGGGTGCGGCATCTGCAGGGGTGCATTTGCTGCAGGGGTGCATTTGCTGCAGGGGTAACACGCCTTTTTCTGGCGTGATCTGGTACACGCTGGAGGTGCCGCTGCGCTCACTTGAACGCAAAAAACCGGTCTCGCGCAGCCAAAGAATGGCGCTGCGAACGGCCCGCTCAGACAAACAGGTGCGCTTCGCAATCGTGCTCGCCGATGGCCAGCAATAGCCGTCATCGTTCGCCTGGTCGGCCAAAGAAATCAGCACCGCCTTCTGCGCTGGCGACATGCCACCGATCGGCCAGCATTGAGACATCACAACTGTGCTCACAAGGAACCTCTCAAACCGCGCCAGCGCACAGGTATCGAATCGAATGGGAGGCGGGCACGCTCATGCGCACAGCCTTGCTTGGGTGAGCGGCAGCTGCCAGAGGTGGCTGCTCTTTCGGGTGCGCGGATCGAAGCGGGTTTCGTCCAGCTGTTCCACCAGGTCGCTCTCTTTCATGTCGGCCAGTCGCGCGGTGACCCAACCCTTGTCGAACCGGCGCGGCGCGTGGATCTGCTCCAGCAGCTCGCGCAGCTCGGCCGCGGTGACCTTGTGCACCCCGTGGCGTCGGCGCACCACCAGCGCGTCAAGCACCATCTGCTGAGAATTCGGCACCTTCACAGGCGCAGCCGCTACGGTATCGACCGCCGCACTCATACCCGCACCCCCAGCAAACGCCTTGCTGCAGCCAGGTCATCGCGCAGCTCCCGGTTTTCGCGCTCCAGGGCGCTCTCGCGCCGGCGCACACTGTGCAGGTCATACCCCCGCTGGTGCAGCATCCACAACACCGGCGCATCGTTGCCGCAGCGGTCCATCAGCGCCGTGAACTTCGGCCACTGCACGCCCTCGTGGCCAGAGTGCCAGCGGCTGAACTGAGCTTTGTCCACGCCCAACTCTTGCTGCAGCGTCTTGTCCAGCGCGTAGCCGCCCAGCTCCGCACACAGCTCAATGGCAGCGCCAAGGCTTTGCTTGCGCATCACCTCATCAGGGCGCACCTCAATCGGTAGAGAAATTTGGTGGTTCATGCTGCCTCTCAATTTCGTTGTGAGCAGTTGCGGACCTTGGGCACGCAAAAAAAACGAGCATGGACGGCATGAACACACCGCACCAAACCCGAGCCATTGGCGGGCCGGCCCAGCCAGCTACATTGGGTGCTCTCACACAACCCAAACTGGAAGGACCGGCCCATGAAAGAAGAAATCCATCCGCTGAAAGAGGTCGCATACACCACCACGAACGAGCCGGGCGTGTTGGCGCTGGTGATCGAAGACATGCGGGGCTCACAGTTCGCAGCAGCAACCAATGCATGGGGCATCTGCGACCTCATTGCTCACTCCCTGGATGTGGCGCACTTCGAGGCGTTTGCGCAAGCTTCTGCGCAAACCTCAGATCACCCCCCGACTGCTGCAGCAAACGCAAGCCAAATACAGCTGCTGCCAGGCCGATCTCCAACCGAAGTCGCTGCAACCATTTCTGTAGGCTGCTTACAACTTGTTCTGCATCTGCCACTGGGCGAGGTGATTCGGGCGGCCGGGGAACTGACGAAGAGATTGGAACGCGGCCCGGGGCCAAGTCGGCACTGAAAGCTGCGCGAACAGCGCCACCTCTCAAGTTCGCTCGGCAAGTCGGTCCAGCAACCTCTCCCACAGCAGGAAAGAGCGCAGCCGACGAAATGCCCCCCGTGTGGCCCATGAAGTTCAGCGCCGAGCCACTTACGCCAGGCCAGGAAAACACCACCGGAATTCGAACAGGTGCTCGGCGGCGCCAGGCGATCGGCTTGACCGGCTTAACCATGCGCGGCTCCTTGGGCTTGCTGGAGGTGGGCGCTTGCGGTATCGGCAGCAAGTTCCGGCCAGATGCGGGACCAGTCTTCAGGAAACAGCTGCTGGCGCGTGACCACCCCGCCGGTGAACCGCTCAATGGCTGCCGCGTGGCGCATTGGCAGCGGCCTGCGATGGCTCAGCCAGGCGTTGACAACGGGTGGCTTCACGCCAAGCAGGTGCGCAAGCTGCACTTGCCGGCCATGCTCGTGCCCGAGCCAAATCTTGAGTTCATCCATGGCGGGCATTATTAGCCAAGGCGTAAATAGATGTCAATAGCCCTAGCGTCATTTTGTTTTTTCGCGCCAGCGTCTTTAATTTCTGCTGTGCAAACCATCGCCGAAACACGTCGCCAGCGCCTGCAGATGCTGAGAGACCGACACAAGTCGCTCGCCGACCTCAACGAGCGCATCGGCCTGGCGCGAACCGATGCCACACTCTCGCAAATCAAAAACCAGTCTCCCCATCACAACACCGGGAAACCCCGCGTCATGGGCGAAGATCTCGCGCGCAAGATCGAAGAAGCGATGCAGCTGCCCAGTGGGTGGATGGACACCCCACCGAGCTATGCTGAACTTCACGGGCAACCGGACCCAGTGAGCATGGCGCTCGACCTGTTGACAGCCATGGAGCCTGAGGCCCAATATCAGGCCTTGCGGCTACTTGATGCGCTTGCGCAACCGCCCACAGCCAACGGAACAAATGGCGCAAACTAGCCCAGCCCATCAACCCTTCCATACACCGGAGCCTTACCCTTGAGCCGCCTACTCGGTATTTCTTTTTTCCTGCTGTTTCTTGTTGGCTGCGCGGCGCCGCCAGTGGCGCCCACCGAAGTCAGGGCGACCGTAAAAATTGAGCGCGACGACTTCAAGAAAATGACTCGATACACTGGCTCAGACCTAAGCTCTTCGTCAGACGCCGTGCTCATTAGGGCGTGGAAAAACGACGGAGCCACCATGGTGTATCAGATCTATGTTGCTGATTTCTATTCAGGCCCTTGGCGCTTTTATACACAGGGCTTCGACAGCGACGGCAAGCGGTACGCTACGACCCTGATAGACCGCGAGGTGCGATCTTGCACCCGGTACGGCTGTAGCCACGTCGAGACAATCGGGCTGAACGTGGACAGAAAGTACCTGGAAGGAAAACGAGTAACTGGCGTCACTCTCAAACTAAGCGGGCGCGCCGGTGAAGAAGTGTTTTACATCCCGCCACTGTACCTATCCACATTCTTAGACCAGGTTCCCGAGTAGAAGGTCTAACCCCCCAAGAAACCGCCCACCCGGCGGTTTTTTTGTGCCTGGCGTCAAAATATTACGCTGGGGCTATTGACATACCATTACGCCATGGCTAACAATGCACCTCAGACGCCCACCCCGGGCGCTTTCTGGAGAGCCACATGGCACAGATTCACACCCCCGCAGCGCCGCACCGCGCTGCACCCATCGAAGTCACCGAGCTGACCGGCGAGCAGGCCGACGAGCTGCTGATCAGCGAATTCGGCGCCCTGGCGCTGGTGCCCATCGAAGAAGACTCGCTGAAAGCCAAAGTGCGCCGAGTTTTCGGCGGCCAGGCGCGGGATGTGAAGAGAGGCGAAGAATGAACGCCCGCACCTCAGAAGGACACGCCAGCTCGGTCCGCATCCTGGCAACCGTCCCGCTGATCACGCCGGAATGCGCTGAACTGCGTCTGGCGCAAATCAAGACGCGCCGCTTGGAGATTCAGGCCATCGTCACCGAATGGCGCCGGGCCTTTTACATCGACGGCATCAAAACCCCGATGGAAAACCGAATCGCCCTGCAGGCCGAAGAGGCGCAGCTCGCCTTTGAGCTTGACGCCATCAAGCGCGCCGCCGATGGCGCCAAGCAAGCCAAGCGCGAGCAGTTGCGCGCCCAGCGCGACCAACTGCTGGGGGCTTTGCAGCGGCTGGTCTGGCAAGTCGAAACCGGGTTTTTCGACCATGTATCAGCTGAGCACCAAGACAGCTCAATGCATGCGGCTCGCGCAGCCATCAAAGCCACCGAGGTGCCCGCATGAGATTCATCGAAAACAACATGCGGCTGGGCCGCGTGTCAATCTCCGAAAAACTGCTGCGCGAGTCAATCAAAAACGGCATCGCTGCGCGTCTGTTCTACGGATCTGTTCCGCTTGACGTAAGCCGAGACTGGCTGAACAGCAAAACAACCTACACGCTGTGGCACCCGAGGTTTGATCTTGTCGAAGAGGGTGAAAAAATCCCAAATTACATGGCAGTGGTTGAGAACGGCGCCATCAGCTGGGAAAAAACCGGGTACGAGCACGACGCGCCCATTGTCACGCCCGACATGCTTGGCGCGGTGGAGGTGCCCGCATGAGCACCACCACCCGCCTCATCAAGCCCGCGCGCCGCAGCACCCTCGCCGCGCCCGCTGCACTGCCCGAGGTGCAGAGCGAGCGAGCCGAGGCCGCGGCCTGGTTCGCCGGCATGTGGCACGGCATAGCCATGGGCGCGGTGATCGGCGCCGGCATCGCCGTGCTGCTGCTCCAAGTTGTCGGGAGGCTCGCATGAGCGCCCACCGCCAGCATTACCCCTGCGCCAATCTGCGCGCCGCCGCGCGCCGCACCCGCTTCGCATCGCCCCGCAGCGTGGCCCTGGCCGTGGTCTATGCCGCCTGCATCGCCGCCCTGCTGCTCTGGAGCTGACATGAGCAAACACACACATGGCCCCTGGTTTATCTGGCAAGAGCGGGCGGCGCTCGAAGAAGGGATGACACCCGACGAAATCACGGAAGAACTTTTAGAAGAAGAAACCTTTGAGGTTATGTCAGGCATACCTGTCGGTAACGTCACGCGGGGCCAAATCAGAGGCTGCAAATCTATTGTGAACGTGGAGGCCGACTACTTCGACGAAAACGAGAAGGAAAGCCGAGAAATGGCACTTGCAAACGCCCGCCTGATCGCTGCCGCGCCTGAGCTGCTGGAGGCGCTGCAAGAAATGGTGAAGCAGTTCACCAAAACGCCCTCAACGATCAAAGACAGCGAGGCACGAGGCAAAGCACACGACGCCATCACCAAAGCCACCGGGGGCGAAGCATGACCAACCGGCACCGCGCCGGCCAGCCGCCCAGCGAAGGCACCGCCAGCGCCCGGCGCCTGCTCGGCCAACACCACCAGGTAGACGGCGCCTACCTTGAGGGCAGCCACGCCCGCATGGTCGCCGGCCAGATCGAAGAGCGCCCCGCCGTGCCGCCAGCCTGGCATCTGCCGCCATACGACGAAGACCAAGGCATTGCCCCCATCAACGCCTGGGCAGAGGTCCGCCTGTGGCTGTTTGCTGCTGTGGTGGTGGGCGCCATCACCGCGGCCTTGCTTTGGGCAGCCAAACAGTTTGGCGGTGGCGCATGAAGCCGTTGCACCTGCCCAAAACCCGACCACCGCAAAGCGTGCGCGCCCGGGTCATCGCCGCCATCAAAGACGCCACCGCGCTCGGTCGCGGCACCGGCGTGCAACAGATCGCAGACCAGACCGGCATTGAGGCGGCCAGCGTGCGCCACGCCGTGGGCAACCTGCTGGGCCAGCGCGTGATCTGCAGCGCCGGCGGCAAGGCCCAAGCCAGGCTCTACAAATTCGGCCCGCCGGCCAGCGAGACCAGAAGCGAAACGAAGCCCGAGCGCTACGTGCCGAGCATGGATGCGCACTACGCCGGCACCGAGCTGCAGCCCAACCCAGGCCTCCCGCCCGACCGCTTTCAGGCCTTCAACCTCCCCAGCCGCGTGGGCTTCAGGCTGCGCTGGCGCGACGGCCGCATCACAAATCTTGACGGCTCGCCCATCGTTTGACCCCACCCACCAAGACCACCATGCCCACCGTTCACCTCACCCTCACCGACATGCCCAACAGCAGCGTGCAAGTTGACAGCGACTACACGCCGGCCCGCGGCGAGCCCTGCAGCCTCGCGCAGCAGGCCGCGCTGGAAATCATCCAGCGCACCCGCAAGGCCTACGGGCGCGATCTGCCCGCATGCCCCGGCTGCGGCAGCAGCAGCCAGGTCTGGCGCAACCAGATCACCGGCGCGCTCACCTGCCACCGGCTGAGCTGCCACGGCAGCATCAACCCGGTCTCCAGCCTGTGAGGCAAACCCGCCGACCATGGACCCCCGCCGAAGTAGACGCGCTGCGCCGCCTCTACCCTCACCACAGCACGGCCGTGGTCGGGCAGCTGCTCAACCGCGCGCCTGGCAGCGTGCACCAAAAAGCGACCAGCCTGGCCATTCGCAAAAGCGCCGAATTCATGCGCAGCGAGCGCAGCGGGCGCATCGTGCGCGGCCAGAAAGCCGAGGCCATGCGCGCCACCCAGTTTAAGCCGGGCCAGGCGCCCGCACGCATGGAAGCCTGTGGGAACCTATCGAATCGTCACCGACCGCAAAAAAGAAAAACGGTTGGAGCGCAAAACCAGCGACAACGCGGGGCCGAACTACATGCGCTGGACGCCGGTGACCCGCATCGTTTGGGAAGCCGCCAACGGGCCGGTCAAAAAAGGCTGGCTCGTCGTCTTCAAGGCCGGAATGAAAACCACCGTGCTTGAAGAAATCACCCTGGACCGGCTCGACTGCATCACCCGCGCCGAACACGCCCGCCGCAACAGCGCCGCCCTTCGCTCCCCCGAAATGGCCAGCCTTTACCAACTCAAGGGCGCCATCGCCCGCCAGGTCAACCGCATCAACAAACAAGCCAGAGAGGCCAACGCATGAATCCCGCCAATACCCCCCACATGACCGAGCTGCGCTCCCACCTCATGGAAACACTCGCCAGCCTGCGCGACCGAGAAAACCCGATGGAGCCAGACCGCGCCCGCGCCGTCGCCCAGGTGGCCGGCGTGCTGGTGGACACCGCCCGCGTGGAGGTGGACTACATCAAAGCCACCGGCGCAGACCACAGCAACTTTCTGCAAGCCGAGACCGGCGCCCTGCCGCAGCTGGGCAACGGCCCCAGCGCACACAACCCGTTTCCCGTGAGCGTGCGCAATCGCATTGCGGGGTGACAGCGTGACAGCCCATGAACCGCCACCAATTGGCGCATTTTTGAGGCCTGTGGGCATGGGATACGGCTACTGCCTGCGCGTGATCGAGGTCTACCCGCCCGACGACGACGACCGTCGCGAGGGCTTGAAGCTTGAGCGCTGGGGGCAGGCCGGCGGACAACCAATCAAAGACGGCCACCAAAACCACAGCTGGATGCGCGGCCTGCGCCGAGTATTGCCAGGCGTCTGGAAAGACCAATGGGAATTCGACACGCCTCGATGGGGATGCTGCCCACTGTACTACCGCCTCATGACCACCGGCCCACGCGGCCAGATGGAGTTGATCTGACCATGAAAAAAACCACCCCCTACGCCCGCCGCCGCGCCCGGCAAACCGACTGGCAGCGCGCTCGCCACAAGTCCGTCAACCCAGTCAAGGAGGCCATCATCAAAGCGCAGATCGTCGGCCAGGTAGAGAGCCTGAGGCTTGAGAGCAATTTGCAGGCATTCGCAGGCGGCCAAGCAGCCAAGGTGTGCAACAGCGCCGGGCGGCTGGTCTATGTGGTCGCCCACGCAGCGCGCGCCCATGGCCTGGAAAGCTCGCCCGAAGCCCGCATTCTGGCCGGCACCGCCGGCGCCCTGGGCGACATTGCCGACTCTCCCGGCCAACTCGAAATGCAGCGCGGCGCCGTGATAGCCGGGCTAGACGCCATCGACCGCCTAATGCCCCACCTGCACCCCATGAGCCTCGCAATGGGCGCACTTGAGCTCGACCAATTGCTCAGCAGCAGCCAAGGTTTGGGCACCGCTGAAGTCCGCCAAGCGCTTGGCATGGGCGTCTGAAACACACAAGGAGCAACACATGAAATTTATCCCACGGAGCTATTCATCATGACCGACAAACACGCCGAACACTGCGGCAACTACCTCATGAACGTATGCCACGAAGCCAGCGCAAGCGCAGGCTGGTGGAAGAACGACAAACGCGACTTGCGGCTGGTGATCCGCGATCCTGCTAACGACGCCGAACGGCTGCTGGCTGGCGCCCTCGTGTCCCAAAAGCTGTGCTTGATCCACTCCGAGGTCAGCGAAGCCATGGAGGGCCATCGCAAGGGCCTCATGGACGACAAGCTGCCGCACCGCTCCATGGTTGAGGTTGAGCTGGCAGACGCCGTGATCCGCATTGCAGACCTCGCTGGTGCGCTGGGCCTGGACATGGGCGGCGCTATCGCAGAGAAGATGGCCTTCAATGCCCATCGGCCCGATCACAAGCCCGAAGCCCGCGTGGCTGCTGGTGGTAAGGCGTACTGACATGAAACCCCTCTGCACATACTTCGCCAGCCCCGGCGACCGCATCGCACAGGCGCTGCTGATTGCCGTGCCGCGCGTCGAATTTGAAGTGGCCGAGCAGCTCAGCATCACAGAGCGCGGCGACGGTGGCTTTGGGAGCACCGGCAAATGACAACGCCTGAACTGCTGCAGCTGATGCGCCTGCTATCAGCACTTGAATCGTGGTCTTTTGCGGAGGGCAAAACCCTGCCCGACTATTTGCACGATCAACTTGTGACAGGCATTGAGGTGATCGAGCGGGAGATTTTGAAGGGGACGAATGAACATGGATAGAACATTGGCCTTTAACGCAGCCTTGGGCTACATCGAGCGCAACACACCAAGCCTTGTGTATGCGGAGATTGTTGCTGAGCTTTGCGCACTAAATGCTGAGAACGGGAAGCTGCGTGTTGATGCGGATCGGTATAGGTGGATTGTTGATAACTGTGGGTTCGGTACAAAACTTAACGGAGCCACTGAACTTAACTGCTTTTTTTACGACGTTTGCCCGGACAACATGGGTGATCTTGACGCAGCCATCAGCGCAGCCATGAAGGACACCAAATGAGCGACTGCATCATCAACTGGCGCTTTGGTGCCTACCATTTTCAAATCCATCGCAACCGCCCATACATCACGTTTGAGCAAAACCCCTACTGGATCAAAAACAAACCGCCTTGCTGGTTTGAAAGGATGTGACATGAGCAAAGAAGCAATGCAGATGGCACTTGAGGCGCTGGAGGGCTTGTTGTCAAACATCCGCCGCGACACACCGCAACTATCAGGCAAGAGCATGGGCTTGGCCGAGGAGACTTGCGTTGTATTGCGCGAAGCACTGGCAGCACCCCAGCCACAGCAACCGCTCACTCCTACGCTCGTAAGTGAGCTGCTGACCAAGGCTGGCTATGACGCGGTAAGCCAAATAGAGCGTGCGGATTTCATTAACGGGCTGCGCCATGGTGAAGCTGCCCACGGCATCAAGGGGAAGCCATGACTAACAAAATCCTATGGCGATGGGAGCAAGATGGCAGCGGCGGCGAAAACGGGACGGCCACTTACTTCCTCGACACGCACAACGAAACCAAAGTGCAAATGCCAAGTCTTGCTGCGGCGCAGCACTTTTATAACGCGATTGATGGCGCTATAGAAAAGGCCCGAGTAGATGCTAGGGCGGGCCTACTGGAAAAGATATTGAGGCTTGAAAAATGAGCGACATCGCCCAAGAACTGAGCGCACTGCGCCGCGCGTTCGAGGCGCAGCAGGCAACCCTGGCAACCCTGGCGCAAGCGATGGGAACACGCCTCACGCGCGAGCAATACGCGGCCCGATTGGGTGTGAGCCTGAGCACGTTCGACCGCATGAACAAGGCTGGGCATCTTGCCAAGCCATCGCGCGGCAAGTGGCTGCTGGCGGATGTGATCCAGTGGGAGGGTGGGCGATGACTAAATGGTGGTTTGGCCATATCGCAACTGGGCTGGCCTGGGCTGTTGTGATGGCGATGATTTCGATTCACCAAACCGCGACAAAAAAAGCACGGGCGGAGATTGCAGCCAACACCCTCAATGACCGGCGCTAGTCCGGTCGATTTAAGAGTTCGGCACTACCGACAGAAAGGAACTATGCCAGTCATTGAAATCCTAGTGAGCGAGCGCGTGGCCTACAAGCGCGAGGTTGAGGTGAGCGAGGCGGAATACCGCGCCATGGAAACCAAGCTCGACACGCTGAAAGGCCGCGAATACGACCGGGCGGTGGAAGAGATTGCCGAGAAGTACATCCGGCGCGATGACCGGGACTTTTTCGACGCTGACAACCTGGAGTTGGACGACTTGAAGGTGGTGGTCTGATGCTGCCTAACGCAATATATACCGCAAGCCCTGCGGGATATTCTGGCGCCGATGGCGCAAGCCGTTGATTCCAAAAACTTTTGCAGATAAAAAACCAGCAAACCCGACGGCGAGAACCGTTCTCGGCTACAACCGACCCGCAATCTGTGAAGCCGTCGGGTTGTAGTAGGCGAGCGCCTGGCCGGTGCCTCGCCACCCGAACACCTTGCACAAATCCAGCACATCGAGCTTACGCGCCATGCGCGTGGCCGCTGTGTGCCTCGAATCGTGAAACGAAAACCCAGCCAGACCAGCGCGGTCGCGCGCGCGGCGAAACAGCGCGTCAAGCGTCTGACTGCGCAGCCCAAACACCAGCGCGGCGTCCCAGCCGCGCAGCCGGGCCACCAGCCGCCGCGCGTAGGGTGACAGCGGCACATCGCGCGCACTGCCGTTTTTCGTGACCAGCAGCCGAACATGGTCGGCGCGCACATCATCCCAGCGCAGCCCACACAGCTCACCCGCCCGCATGCCCGTGGCCAGCGCCGCCAAAAAGCACATCGCCACCGCTTGAGACACTGAGCGCACCGGCCCACCGTGGCCCAGCGCGCGCAGCATCCGGCGAATCTCCCAGCCCGCAATCACACGCTCGCGGTGGTCAGGTTCAGCAGGCCGACGCACGTCGCGCATAGGATTGGCATCGATCCATTGCCACTCGCGCCGCGCCACCTCGAATACATGGCTCAGCAACGTCATGTCGCGCAGCACCGAACCGCGTGCATTGATCGCCAGCCGAGAGTCGCGCCAGCGCACCAGGTCGGCGGTCGTCACCTCGGACAACCTGCGATCCACCGGCAAGCCCTGCCGCTCGAATGCCGCCAGCCGCAGCAGCTCCTTGGCTTCGCCGCGCTTGGTCGGGCTCACCTTGTCCGCGTACTCGCGCAGCGCATCGCGCAGCGTTTTCAGGCTGCCCGGCCTGGCCGTGGCCTGCGTGCGTATCTCTGTCGCACGCCGCGCGGCCCATTCGGCGGCATCGCGCTTGGTCGGGCCGGTGAACGAGTCGCGCACACCGCGCACCTCGATCTGCACGCGCCAAGTGCCCTGCGCTGTTTTTCGGGGGGTTGCCATCCGGGGGGCCGTCCGTGAGAAATTCGGGGGGAAAATTGACGCGCTTTGATTCGCTGGCGCAATCATACCGATTCAGACGGGGGCGGTTTGCCTATGAATGAGGCTGTTTGACGTTTTGTGCGCGTCAATCAAAATCTTGACGTGGTGCCTCGAACCGGGGTCGAACCGGTACGCCCCCTTTCGGGTAAGCGGCGGATTTTAAGTCCGCTGTGTCTACCAATTTCACCATCGAGGCTCAGGCAGATTGTGGCAGGTCGGGCGCTGCGCT